GGCAGTGACTATAAAAAATTCATCTGACAATGTGAGAGCACATTGCAGACTTAAAAATTCGTCCAATAGCATTACATCATTAAGAATATGTAATCTATGTTACAATGTGCTCCACGCACATAATGTTTGTGAACCAGGTAAGAGCTGGCTCTCCCGCACCGCACACGGGAGACTTGCGTCAATTATTGATATTTATACCTATGGAACAGCCGGCGAGGCTAAAACATAGGTAATAGGTGTACTCAGAAAGTACAAAAAGTTAAAATCAGGTCCACATGAAAAATACTTGTGTATTTGAATACTATCTACTGGTCTCTTCAGACCTTCTCCTGATAGTGGATGAGCAATAGCTGAAAAATAAAATTTTTCTTGATTAGATCCATCCTCTGCAGAACCATTAGTTAAAGTTTGTTGATTAATAATTGTAAAATTGTAATTATTATAATTCGGATATAAAACAGTTAAACCTGCTTGGGTTTCTTGATTAGTAAGAGCCATACCACCAATACCTTGATTGGTATTATCACGGAGGAACTTATTCAAAGAACCATTGTTTACTCCTGTAAATTGTTTAAATTGGATAAAATCTGCTGACGAACACCCATACTCCCACCTTTGAACATTTAAGTCACAAAGAGGAGCAGAGATATTCGAATCAACATTGAAGTTCCAAACAACACTACCTCGTGTTGCCACAAAACAGGGAGCTAACCAATTAAATGGTGTATTTGTTGAATAGTTAAAACTCTTGTTTCCAGTACCGATTGTTGCGACTGCTGAATTGACACCATCATCGGCATATCCATAAGTCAAAGGGTACTTAGAATGAAAATTCCTAATCATGCTTAGAGCTGATGTAGTATCAGTACTCCATTGAATAGCATGGTTATAAACTGTTCTATGCAATAGAGGACGCAGTGAAGTTACCGCTTCCCCCATAGTAACCAAATTTAATAAGTGAGAATCACCTTGAGTCTCGCCTGCACAAACTTCATCTTGAGATTGAAGAGGGAGTGTAGTAATGGATGCATTATTGTCTCGAGGTTTTGCTACTTCAAAATTATCAGCAGCATAAACTGACACTATAATTGGCACATTAGATGATGCAACTGGTGCTGTAATAGGTGTAACCACCTGCATACGGATTAAACCATTGTCAACACCATCTGTGTGTGTCAAAGTTGCAACACTACTAGGTTCCCACAATTTGTCTCTATTAAGATCTAATGTTTTACACCAGGATTGAGCCTGCATGTAAGGAATTCTGATTTTAATATCTGTTTCTTCACCTATATCAATAATTTGGGTGAATGTAGTTTGTGTAGCGTCTGTCTCAGTATTTAAAGAACCAACTGGATCATAACTAATACGAACACGTCCTTTATGATATCTCGTACAAATAAATTTGAAACGAAATATTATATCTCCTCGCCAATATGTAAATAATTGTGAGAGATATGCCATAGGCGTAGTTTGTATAGCAGTTACTGTACCAACGTTCCTCAAATGCATGAGAGGATGAACACGCGCAAGAAAGATTTGAATATTAGGACTGTTTCCTGTACTCAATGAAGGTTGACATAAATAACTTTCTCGTTTACAAAACGTAATGATATTTAACTCGTCTTCAGCTGATATATTATGCACAGAAGCATCAATAGTCAACTCATTTTTAGTATCTAAAGATAGCTTATCTGCAGGTACTCCAATTTCCGTAGTTGCGAAGTGCTGGAAAGCACCTGGTCTATACGGTTGGACATCTGAAATCACAGGTGGATTAGTAAATCCAAAAATGTGAGCAATTTTAGCTATGGCCGTACTTCCAACTGACGTAGCCGTCATAAATTTTCCAATTACAGGTACATTACCTAGATAACCAGAAGCTTTAGCAATGGCTGACGCAACAGAAGACACAGGACCTTTAGCATATTCATCAGATGATTGTACTGCTAAAGCAACAGTAGGAGCACTTAGATTAACATCCGTTGCCCAAGCATATAACTGTACTGAAACACCAGTACCAGTTACACCTGTTGCTGACTGTAAAGCTGCATAGATAGTGAAATTGAGTGAACCCATGTTCTGCAATTTAGTAGCTGAAGTAAGTTCTAAAGTATTCTTATGGTAAAAGAAAGGTAATTCTAGATCACCACCCTGACATGTTTGTGGGTAAACCCATATACCATGTCGCTGAGACAGAGGAATTAGAGGATTATCTGCACCTATAACAGGCGCTAAATCATCTGAATATCCACTAAGTGGTCTATAATTTAGATAAGCTGCGCCATAATAAAACGGTGAAGCATTGATAACTAACTTTAAATGCAATTTACAGTTAATAAGACCAAAATTATCTAACTTTCTTTTTAAAGGTGTTGTATTGAAAAATTCATACCATGGATTAATTGTAAACAAAGTCCCAGCGGGATCTGTCTCATTCCATGTTGCTGTTTTAATCAACACTGGCCTAGATAAGAAATCTGTGATACCTAAGTTTTGTGCAATATCACTTCTTGAAACTTGTTGAACAGGAGCAACCGAGTTGGTTTCTCCTGCTTGTTCGTCAAAGAATTGTACATTAACTTCTTCATGATTCTGACTCTCCGTAGTTTTAACATTCAAAGGTTCATCTGTACTTTGTATATTATACACTACTTCCCAGTCACTACTTTTCTTAGCTTTCTTGTTGTTCTTTTTACTATTATAATAATTTTCAATATGATATTTTGCGCAACGTGTAAATCCACGAAAACACTTACATTCGAAATCATCAGTATCTGGAGTTTCACCAGCTTCTCTTTTTCTACTAATTCTATTATTAAATTTGAACGATCTTGCATAAGATATTATAGTCGATCTAAACTATAATAAATTTGAAACATTTTTGTGGACCAACATCACTTCTCTAAATAGAGATTTTGAGGAACGCTCGTGTAGGTCTATCTTATTTATTCCATGCTATTCTTGTGGATTGTTTCTTTACCACAATAAATCAGTAACTAATAAACAAGGATACATTTTGGTTTAAAGGACTTTGTATCAAAAGCCCTATTCTAGTTTTACGATTCCACTAACTTGCCAAAAATCTTCATAAAGTTGTTGCCAAGTTGGTAAAGTGCTCTCTTGTTGATATAATTCTAATTTACAATCAAAAATAACTTGTTGTAACATTCGTCTTTTCTCTTCAAAAATTTCTTTACCATACCAGAAATATTCTCTACATGCGTTTGATATACTCGCTATAGCCTGAGCCTCAGGCGTAATAGTCTTACTAACAACACACATTGTTAAGCTCTTATTAATGGAATCATGGTCCAGAGGCGCAACCCTAGTACCTATATCTTCATCATACCTCCATATTCTCTTCAGAAATGAAGCCTCTTCCAATGTAATATATGGTACAGATTCTGCCTCTTTATCCGCCATCGTGTAGGTAATACCTACATTTCCCAAACATTCTGCAATAGTTGTGTGATTAAACCAAGGACAATCATCACTTACAGTCATGATATTATCATCACCATAAGTCATTAATCTCACGTTCTTTTTGAATGACCTAACCTCTTTGTTAGGATTTAACATGTAATATGCATATCTAATATACAAACTATTTACTATACTGTTGATTGTCACAGTCAACGTTTGACCGGACGGATTCCCATTCATGAATTGTACTAGATCTCCGAAGACATCTACCAATGGATAATTCTTATCTGTATCAATACCATGAACTACTCTTAAATCCTCCTCGGAATAACCCGCATCTCGTTGTAACCAAGTTTTGACCATATAAGCATAAAAGATTGCCACTGACGGCATTCTTTTATCAAACTCCTTATAATCTCCTGCTACAACATTTTTATATTTATCTAAATATTCATAAAGGTCGTTCCACTCTGTGCTCTGCGCAACAATACCGCAAGCACACTCAAACAAAAGTTGGTTGTTTTGAACTAATCGTATAAATGATAAGTTATACTTCCTATCTAAAAAATTAAGATCTATTGGTGCATTCTGAAATCCTCTGACTTTGTGAATACTTGCTTTCTTATGTGTTATTGGTTCATCCTTCAACGTCATAGAGAAAACCGCATGGCAGCGTTCTCCTTTCTTATAAGTCTGCAAATTTTGATTGATACGTTTCATAACGTCATCGGTCAATTTCACTTTATCAGAGTCTCCAATTGGTTCAAGATAAAATTTCTTTGATCTTTTCCAGGGAGCACCCATAGAAGTATTCCTATTCATTTTATTTACATATGCGACACCATCACAACCGTTGAGTGTCACATCATCATTGTAAATTTCTAACATTTCTAATTGCCCCTGTGGTAGGCCTTCTTTAATATCCTGGTAATAACTTTTTGCACACATTTCAAGTATGTCCGCTCTCATTTCAGTAACGGGATTAACCATTCCTAAAATATTCGTACGCTTTACTTCCCACCCTTTCATTGGTGGTCTTGTATGCAATATACTATATCCAGGTTCCTCACAGATCCTATCGCATATAAAAGTCTTATTGACTCTAGACGTTGGGCTCGGTCTAAAATCATTAAAAGATCCTTTAATCTCTGCGACCCCTTCCTCAACATATCGGAAAGGACTTTTGTAGTGCAGTTGAACTAATTGTCGTTCTCTGTCCTCACATGATAGCATTGGAACCGCTTGTATTTGTCGTTTAGCAACATCACTCTGAATTATAGGTACATCAGAGTAGAAATCCTTAATATAATAATTAACTTTTTCGTATGAAATCTTTAGAGATCCCACCATGTTAGCTTCACCAAAAACATGCATTCCTAAAATACAAAATCTGGGAGAGTCTGCTATCAATAAACTCCCACAATCCCCATTCTGAGTAGGGGTTTCTACATTACCACGCCACACTTCGGTGACGATATCCAATTCCGCAATTTTATTTACGCTATGATTAATGTTTTTTACATCTAATAAATCTAACTCGCCAACGCGATTTTTCCGTAAATAAAATCCATTATAATTACCTTTTAGTGATTGTTTACAAAATAATTGTCTTATATCCTTTCTTGGAGGAATTTGTCTAATATAAATTATACACACATCATCCTCTGGAAAGCGCTTAACCATATTCTGGGTTACACTGAAACTAATGTTGGCATTAACTCCAGCATTGACATCCTGAATAATAGATATAGTGAATACCTCATCCTCAGGAATCCCATGATTATTCGCCATCCAATAATGTCCTACTAAACAAATTGCTTTTGTAGGTTTATTTACTCCAGGTTTGGAGGGACATGTTGAATTAATATGTATCAAATTATATTGTAAAGTTCTCTTCAATTGTTCTCTATTCATGCTAGAATAACTTTCAGCTTGTGGCATAACATCAAAAGGTGTAGTTTGGTAACTATCATTGTACCATACATCTGGACGTTGTTTCTTATCCTTCTTTGGTGTAGTTCCTTTTGTTGCAGTCTCAGTTTCTGTAGACTGTGGTTCTAAATTTACAGCTGTTGTTCTACACATTCTGTAAAACTTATAGGCTGCTAAGAGACATGTTAAACCTTGAATTGTTCTTGATAAAACCTTGTAATTATGCTTATTAAAGATTTGATTACTAACCTTAGTTAAGTACCAAATAGCAATTCTTTGTTTTAATGCATTATACATACTATTGAACACCTTATCTAGTATATAACATACTAAGTGCTCTGCTAAGTAAACACACGTTGTAATAACATAGTGCGGTACAATACATAAATAAAGTTCCATCATTACGCAAATAACTGCTAAAAAACCTTGTGGAGCTTCATCTTTCTCCCAACTAAATAAATTAACGGGATCGGGTTCTACTCTCGATTGTACGTCACCAATGACACACTCGCAATTCTGCAAATCTTTATAGCAAGTATTACATATTTCTAATTCTCTCATGAATTTGTTAATATTCATTACATTATCTTGTTGTTTCTTAAATTTTATTGTTTCTCTCGAAAACCAGGCGAGAAATTCATTTATATCACTATAGGATGAGTGAGCTGTTAAAACAGCTTCACCATCATTACATCCTGGTTCTACCTTACTAACGGTAATATTCCAATAATCAGGATAACCCTCCAATACCTCTGGTAATTTCACTGGGTCTATCATATGATTACCTCCTTCCCTCTTGTACTGTTCTTTCACAGTGAGCTCTATTACATATGGTAATCTTCGTCGTACTGCTAATGGACAACTAAAATAAAATTGTGCATTTAAATGAGCAGTATTTGTAGTTGCTGTAACAAGTTCACATTGAAGTGGAGTTTTACCTTTATCTGCTAAATCTGCTTGCGCAGGCAGATACGGTACATTATTTACTACTTGAATAATTTCTTTAAGTGTCGGATCTATATCAGACCCTTTATTTGGGTGCATAAATGCAACATCATCCATTTTTAATCCCCATTTAGAGGAGTCAAAACCTGACCAGTAATCATCAGCTGGATTACGAGTATATATATACTCTGGTCCATCTGGTAATTTGTGTACTTTAGCATAGTGTGCAAACATAACGTCTACGAACACTGATTTAGCTATACTGGATTTTCCATACACTAACGTCGCAAAAGGGGCCTTTCGCTCCTTTCCTGCTGCACTTTTTGTTAATTCTGTAGCTTTAATCATTTTTAAATCATTAAGTAAACTAGAAATGAGACTCTTGGAATAGGATCCCAAATCATTTGAATGCTTTAAGAATGCATCTCCTTGTTCAATATGCTTATTAAGCCTATCAATAAAATCGAACTTATTAAATCCATGTGGCTCTGGATTCCCCAAGAAGTTCGCCTGGGTCCTAAGTAAATATACACCATTACACCATTCACCCAATGCGTCTGGTTTAGTAAAAAGTGGTGTAAAAGACTTAGTTTTTACGCATACATATATGCGCTCTACGATGTATATCAATGCTTGAAGTATTACTACAATAAAATCATTACCTTTATGAAGGCATTTAAGGATTAAATCCTTATTTATAGCTCCAAACATTGGTATATTAACCTGTATCCCCAACTTTTGAAAAACACAAACAGATAAGATATATGTAAATAATTTAAAAAGTTTCTTATAAGTATTAGTTTCTTGAATTTTCTCAAACCCATTGACTATATTCTTTATGATACTAAATATATCTTCTTCATCATCTGATTGTATATAACCAACAAATAAATCTTCAATTAGTTTTTTGACGTAAGATTTTATAGAGGAAAATAAAGATTTATCTCCTAATCTTAATTTTAAAAACGTCATAATCGATAAAGTAAAATCAGTCTTGTTTTTTGCTCGCTTCATTAATATTGCACTTAATGCTACATCTTCAACTAATTTAACATAGAAATCAGTATCTTGCGAACTCATCTTATTAAAGAATGCTGATAGGAATGAAAAATCAAATTCTTCACTAGCCTGAATCTTTGCAGACTCTATCTTATTCCTATACTTATCTTTCAAATATTTTTTACTTTTATATTGTTGTCTTCTATCTTGTTTCTCAGTAATCTCATAACTTTCAGATCCACCATTTAAATTTGGTATAACATGAATAGTATCTCCATCACAAATATTATAATCATCAATATTATCTAAAGGTTTTAGCCTTCTTCCATTGTGTAGGAGATAGAATCCTTGCCAGAAAAAATTCAAATCAAATACTATAGTATGACGAATTTCTTGAATCTGACTTTCTTTTAAGATAAAAATTCTTTCAATTCTGTCAGGTAATCTCAAAAATACCTGTAAACCATGTTTCCCTGAAGAGTTTCCCCCTCTCATGCGCATCAAAACATTTATATTTGCGTTAGGTCTAATATTATAATCATATACATTATCTAGTCCACCCATAAGTATCTTTCCATTATGCGTAAGCAAAAATTCATTGATACCTATGAAAGTGTTGGTCTTGTTTTTATTTAATTTAGCCCTTACAGCATCATAAATTTGATGTATAAAAGTTGTTGGTCGAACTGTCTCTACTATAATACCTGTTGGTGCATATATAAAAACTTGAAACAGCTCTTTGTCCTCATTCTCTTGTATAAGTTTTGCATCTCTGAAACCACCACACTCACGTAATTTATCGCAAGCGTCGGTCTCAATTGATGATAATGAACCTAGGGCAATCTTTCCTAGTTTCAAAGCGTTTGAAAACATTGAATCTCTTTTGGTGGTCTTAGCACCTTCGTTCTTTAAAGCGTTTACGTTATTCATTTTTAGTTGTATCCGGTTCTTAAAGCCTTGTTCTTATTTCTCCCAGGTGTGGATAGTCATTTACTTAGAATGACAAGCAGATCTTAGATTTTTACATGATCAGTACAATTAATAATTAGTACTTAGTCCTACTGGCTCGATCAATTGTGTCCTCGGCTACCTAAGCTGTAACACAATAATTTGACAATGATTTTCACGTCGAATTAGAAGTATTTAAATATGTATGTGTGACTATGGAGAGGTGTTCATTACGCACGTCGTTCACAACAAACTATTTAAATATCTAAAACTATGGAGAGGTGACTGTCAGAATCTTATCGTAAGCGTTCATGCTGGAATATCCAATTCCTAAGCATAACTAATAATCGATTTTCTGAGAGCGTCTAATTTGATTGTTTTTTACTCTCGTTTTATTATTTTATAATTTTTATTTCC